CCGAGCTTGCTCGTACGGCCCAGACGTTGCAAGGCGTGGCCCGTCCCGCCATCGTCGAGTTGACTGAAGTTGTCGTCAAGCTGACCGAAGCGTTCAATGCGATGCTGAATAGCCGCGGCGTGCAGATGCTGCGCGACCTGTTCGGTGATGGCGACGTCGTTAGTGTCCGCCCGTCCGAAGGGGGAATCCCCAACGTGTTTGACGCTTTGGGCGAAGCCTTCCCAAATAATTACGGCGCCCAGATCGCCAAGGAACGATTCGGGTCGGGCGGAAAACGTCGCGGCAATAGTCCTTTAGGATCGACCATTTGGGGGATGCTTGATATTGCGACGGGCGTTCAGGGCAAGGTTACCGCCGGTCCGACTGGTGGCCGCCCGCGCGGACGGTTGACGCGGGCCGAACGGAACAATAATCCCGGCAATATCGAGGACGGCCCGTTCGCTCGTCGCCAGTACGGTTATGTCGGCGGGGACGGCCGGTTCGCTAAATTCTCGTCGGCCGACGCCGGTTTCGCAGCAATGGAAAACTTGCTGCGTGGGCGGGGCTATGCGGGCGGCGGGCGCAATACGATCGCCAAGATTATCGCCAAATATGCGCCGTCGTCCGAAAATAATGTCGGTGCATATGTCGGGGCGGTCGAGCGGGCGACAGGGATCGACCGCAACACGCCGTTGTCGCCTGCGCAGTTGCGGGCCGTATCGCGCGCCATGGCCCGCCACGAGGGCTATCGGGGCGGCAGCGTGGATATCTCCGCCAGTGCGGCCTATGCCGGTCGCCGCGGGCCGCAGGCGAGCCGCAGCAACCAATCGGTCAGCCAGTCGAACAGCACGACCGTCGGTCAGATCAACGTCTATACACCAGCGACCGATGCGGCCGGTATTGCCCGCGACATTCGGGGCGAGATGACTAAGCGCGGCCTCGTCGTGCAGGCCGGGAGCGGTTTGCGGCCCTGACCGCCTCGGCGCGTAACCGCTTGAGCCGTCGGGCTTCCAGATAGTCGGCAATATGCTGGACGTGGGCGCCGTCAAAATGCGCGGCTTCGGCGTAAATCATTGGTCGGACTCCTCGGTCCGCAGGGCCTCCCGAGCAACATGAAGCCACGAATCGTACCGATCGTCTCGCCAGTCCCAAACGACATTTCGCGACCCGACGGTTCCGAAGTAAACTCGGATCAAACGTACGGCCATATCGCGTTCCTGTTGGGTCCAATTCATCCGATCATCTCCAAATTGCTAAGGAGTTGGCAAAACATGCCGTGGCGCTCGAAACGGACGTATGCGCCGCCCTTTTCATCCCACTTATTCGGGTCGCCCATACGAACGAAAGTACCGGCCATTCCGGTGACTGTGTTGCGAACCGGCTGGCCTTTAGTAAATTTGGTCATCTCGTCGTCTCCTTGTTGATCCCGCAATACCGACCATTGACCGTCCCGTCAATACCTATTTTTCCCCCCGCCCCTGTGGCATTGTCGGACCATGAGCGCGCTTTACCCCAATGTGCCGGACGTCCCCGGCGTCCCGGTCGTCAATCGCGCCGCTACGGCCATACAATCCGCTATCGACGGCGCCGCGCAGTCACGTAGCGCCTCGCAGACCGGTCTGGACCTGATCGAACGGGCGGACTTGTCGGGGGCGGCCACGTCGTTTACGGCGGGCAGCACGCTAGCCGCTGCGGCGCAGACGTTGATCGATCCGGTCTTTGCGATCGGCTCGATACCGTCGGGCGCCCTTAGCAGCGCGGCGGGCATGGCGTCCGGTGCGGCGAGTGCCTTGGCGCGGGGCGACGTGGCGGCTGCGGTTAGCGCGGGGATCGACGCGGTTAATTATGCGACCGATGCAATCCTGTCGATGCGGTCGCTCCTCCAACAACCCGGCATCCCGATATTGGCCGACAGCGGACCGGAAGTTCAAGCCGATATTGCCCAACAGTGGGGGCTGTACGATCAAAGCGGACTGCCCGCCGTCATCGCCGATAACGTCCAGTCGCTCGAGGTCGCGCTAGAAGCGCAAATTAGCGACTTCCCCGTGGAAAACGGCGGGTTTGCCTCATATAACAAGGTTATCCGTCCGTTCGACGTTCGGATTGCCATGACCAAAGGCGGGTCGGTCGAGGACCGCCAGGCGTTCGTGCAGCAAGTGCAGGACGCGTGGCAATCGCTCGACTTGTTCAACGTGGTCACGCCCGAGGTCGTCTATTTGGACGTCAACGTCGTGGGCGTGCGGCGACTGGTCGAGTCGGACCGCGGCGTCGGGTTGATGATGCTCGACGTGTCTCTTCGCAAGGTCCGTCAGACCGGGCGGCTGGCTTTCACCAGCACGGCCGAACCGGCCAGCGCGGGCGTCAGCAATAACGGCGCGGTCCAGACGCAAACAGACTTCCGGTATGAAGGGATTGTCGACTGATGCTGTGCACATATTGCGGATCGGACCGGCACCCTACCGGCTATTGCAACAAATCGGCGGCCTCGTCGAACCGTCGGCACCTTCGCTGCTCGTACTGCGGCGGGACCGATCATAATTACGAAGGTTGCCGGAAACATGCCGGGGGCGGTCATCTCCGCGGCGCGGTCCGGTTGTACGACTGATGGCCGTCGAACGCATCCCCCTTAATCCCGTCCCGTCGCAAGTGCTGTCGGTCCAGCTGGGCGCGCAGTCGTGCCGTATCGGCGTCCGCCAGCGCCGCACGGGCCTATTCGTCGACCTGTACGTGCAGGACGCGCCTATCGCGCTCGGCATGAAGGCGATCGACCGCAAGTTCCTCGTGCGTGCCGCCTATACCGGATTTATCGGCGACCTGTTTTTCGTCGATACGCAGGGCGAGCAGGATCCGCAATACGACGGGCTTGGGTCGCGCTGGCAGTTGGCGTGGGACTCCGAGGCGACCGTATGAGTTTCGTCAAGCGCGAGATTAACCTAGCGTTCGTGCTGGGCGAAGGGTCGTTCGGCGAGGGCGACTCGAATGCGGTTGAAATTACCGGCCTGCGGACGTCTGCGCAAATTACAAGAGCGGGCGGCGTGTCCATGTCGAGTCTCAACCTGCGCGTCTGGGGAATGCCGCTCGATGTCATGCAAAAGCTGTCGGTGCTGAATATCCTGGCGCTTCAGCAATACCGCCGGAATGTTGTCACGGTCACGGCCGGCGATGCGGAAAATGGCTATGGGGTCGTTTTTTCCGGCGAAATTAAGGAAGCATGGGTCGACGCCGAAAACTCGCCGGACGTCTGTTTCACCCTGACCGCCTTTGAAGGCATGACCGATAAGGTACGGCCCGTCGCGCCGAACAGCTTCAAGGGCTCGGCGACGGTCGATACGCTTATGGGCAGTATCGCCCGCCAATTGCAGCCGCCGCGGACGTTCGAAAATAACGGCGTCGACGTCACGCTCGACAATGTTTATCTGCCCGGCACGCTGGACGAGCAGATCCGCAAGATTGCCGATGCTGCCCAATGTGTCGTCTATCTGGACAGTTCGACACTGGCAATCTGGCCGGTCGGCGGCGCGCGCGGCGGGTCGATCATCGAACTGTCCGCCGAGTCGGGGCTGGTCGGTTACCCGCAGTTCGCGCAGACCGGCGTGTCACTGACCGTACTTTACACGCCGTCGCTATCCTACGGCCAGAAAATCCGCTTGCGCTCGACGCTCGGTTCGCCCGCCAATGGCGACTGGATCGTGGCGAACGTCACGCACAATCTGGACAGCGAGACGCCCGGCGGCCAATGGTTTACCTATGTCGAGTGCGGCCGAGACGGCTTCCCGACCCCGGTGATTAACTGATGACCGCCAACCAGCAAGCCTATACGACCTTCGGGTCGCTGCCCGACACGACCAGCGAGTTCAACCGGATGGCGTTCGTCGTGCGGTCGATCATGTCGCAGCAAGCGACCACGACGCTGGTTATCGTGCGGGCGGTCGAAGGCGATACCGTCGATGTGCAGCCGATGGTCGCGCAGGTCGACGGGGCGGGCAATGCGGTTGACCACGGCATTATCCACGGTCTGCCCGTCTGGCGGCTCCAAGGGGGCAACAGCGCGGTCATCGTCGTGCCGGCGGTCGGCGATATCGGCCTGGCCGTCTTTGCCAGCACGGACATATCGAACGTCAAGCGCGCGAAGGGACCGACCACGCCGGGCAGCTTCCGCCGGTTCGATTGGGCGGACGGGATTTACCTAGGCGGGTTGCTGAACGTCGAGCCGACGCAATTCCTGCGGATGGACGACTCGGGCGTGACGATCACCGCGGCCGACGGTCAGCCGGTGACGATCAATGCAGATAGCGTGGTCATCAATGCCGATACGGTCACCATGTCCGGCGATCTGGTCGTGACGGGCAGCATTACGGGCGGCGCCGGGTCGACGTTCGGCGGCAAGGCGTTTGATGGCCACTTGCATTCCGGCGTTACGACCGGCGGCGGGAATAGCGGGCCGCCCGTTTAAATAGGCTCACACCGACCAGCGCCGATCGACACGCGGTCATTGATCGTCGTTACGGTCGTCTCCAAGTTCCGGTCGAGCGTGACGGCAATCGTTCGAACGCCGTCCGTCAGCACTCCGACATGAATTTCGTCGTCGGTCAGTTCCTGATCGCGCGGCAAGGCCATGTCGGACTGCGAGGTCCGCACGATCATCTGGTCCGACTGGTCATTGATCGTCATGCGGAATGACGGACCCGGCGCGTCCGGTTCGACCACGCAGCCGACCAGACCGAAGCCTGACGGGACGCGCGGTTCGGGTGCCGACTCGACGGCGCAGGCGGTCGCCATGACGGCGAGTCCTACTAGGGCGGTGGTAAAATTAGCCATCACATATATCCTTCACGGTTTCGCAGAATCGGGTCGCCGTTTCCGCGTCGAGCGCATTACCAAAGGCGCGGAGCTTTCCCACTCGGGCGGCAGCGCCATTAACCAGCGGGAATGTGCCGGGTTCAACTGCCCGCCACCGGTCATCCCGGCAGAACAGCCAGTCTTTAGCGTACCGTCGGCCGTCAGTCGCATCGGGCCGTTCGCCATCGCAGCCACGGCCGGTAATAGCGGCGACCCTGTGTTCGGCCGATTCGCTGTCGCAAAGTCCGGTCCGGCTATTTTTGCCATCGGTGTCGGCCAGCCCGACAACGGCGCGCCCCTGACCGGATCGAAATAGTCGATCACTTCGGTCGTCAGCGATTTTTGCGTTCCCGCCTTCCCGTTCCGACGGTTCTGATAGCCTAGCCGCGCCTCGTGCGCTGTCGGTGTCCCCCAGCCGCTCAAGGTCGCCGCCATCCCGACCGTCAGCCCGAATCCGTTGTTCCCGTGCCGTTCCTTGCATTCCGCTCGGCGCGCTTCCCACGTCGTGTCGTTCACTCCGAAGACTCCCGCGTCCGGAGTCGGCCAGCCCGACAAAATAGAGTCGCTGGCGAATATGGTTTCCGCCCTCGTCGATATTTCCCGCGCCAGCCCAATCGGCAAAATCGCAAAGCATGGATCGAACGACGGGATCGACACAATCGTGAATGGCCCGGCGTAACCATTCGCCGCTTTGGGATTCTTGCCACTCCACGCCGATGCCCGCAGCGCACAGATCGGTCGCCCCAAAGGCGTAACCCGCTCCTTCCATGTCAGTCGATACAAGATCGAGCCAGCCGAGGCCGTCTTTGCTTGCAACTTGTTCGCCAATAACGACTGCAGGGCGGCACTGCTCGACGAGCCAGAACCAGTGGGGCCATAGGTGCCGCTCGTCAGTAAACCCGCCTGCTCGGCCTGCCGCGCTGAAAGGCTGGCACGGGCAGCTTCCGGTCCAAATTTCGCGGTCGTCGCTGAATCCGGCCCGTCGCAGGGCGTGCGACCAGATTCCAATGCCGGCGAACATGTGGACTTGGGTAAAACCGATAAGTTCTTCGGGTCTGACGTCACGGATATCTCTTTCGTCGACAACGCCCGGAGCGATATGGCCCGCGGCGATCAGGTTTCGCAGCCAATGGGCGGCGTAGGAATCATGCTCGTTATAATAAGCCAGCGACATTAAAGCACCGACAGCACGAGCAGTCCGAACGGGATGACGATAACGAGTAGCGCGGCCACCGCGAACGACACGAACAGGTCGCGCATCTCCATCGAACGGATAACGCTGGCGGGCGTCGGCCGGGTCGGGTCGCGGTAACGCTCGGGAGTGAGTTGCATTTCGCGCAGGGCGTCCGAATGGCTGGCACGGTTAAATTCCTCGAGGGCGTCTTCGTACGGGCGATTGGTCATTGGAAATTCTCCGAATAGATGGTTTGAAGCGCCGCCAGATCGCGATCGTCAAATGCCTTTTGGATCTCCCGAAACGTCGGGTGGCGGTTCGACCAATCGAAACCAAACGATTCGCCTTGGGCTTTCCCGAGGTCCATCATTTTCGTGGTCAGAGAGATAATTTCGTTTTCCATGACTCGGCGAGTAGCCGCTATTGACCGTCCCGTCAATACCTTTCTTTATGCCCGTTCGCCCCGTATTGTCCGACCATGGCCGACACGCTGCTACTCGATCGTGACAATTGGGACGTGGCGCTCGACGCCTCGGGCAATATTGCCGTTGCGACCGAACCCTATAGCCAAGTGCAGGATGCCGCCAGCGCGGTCCGTGTCTTCGAAGGCGAGGCTTTTTACAATACGACCCTCGGCGTGCCGTACTGGTCGGACGTGCTAGGCCGCTCGCAACCGACGCAGATCATGCGAGCCCGCGCGCAGCAAGCCGCGCTGACCGTTCCCGGCGTGATTGACGCGAACGCCGTGTTGGTCACGCTGCCGAACCGGACGCTCGGCGGACAAATTCAAATTCGGACAGCCTCGGGCGAACAGGAAATTACGATATGACCGAAGTCCCGCCCCCGTCCTTCGGCCCGTCGGGCTTTACGTCGCCCGAAGAACTGGCGATCCTGTCCGGCGTACTGGCCGACATGAACCAGGCGTTCGGCGGCAATCTCAACACGTCCGTCAGCACGCCGCAGGGGCAATGGGCGACCAGTCTTGCCGCCGTCATCGGCGCATCAAACGACCTGTTCGTCGATTTTACCAATCAGGTCGATCCCGCGTTCGCCAGCGGCCGGATGCAGGACGCGATTGCCCGCATCTATTATTTGACCCGCCGGGGCGCCACGCCGACGATCGTAACGGCCCGTTGTTCCGGGGCGACCGGCGTCACCATCCCGCAGGGCGCGCTGGCCCGCGCGACGGACGGCACAATTTATGCGTCCCTGTCGGCCGGCACGATCGCAACGGGCGGTTTCGTCGACCTGCCGTTCGCCGCGCTGACGACCGGACCGCTCGACCTGCCGATCGGCGCACTATCGACCATTTATCGCACGATCCCCGGCTGGGACAGCGTGACCAATCTCGCCGCAGGCACGCCCGGTCGAAACGAAGAAACCCGCGAGGAACTGGAAGACCGGCGCGCGCAGTCTGTTGCGTCCAACGCGACCGGCATCCTGCCCGCGGTTCGCGGTTCGGTCCTGTCGGTGCCTGGCGTCGTGGATGCCTATGTCACCGAAAATCCGACCGCCTCGCCCGCAACGATCGGCGGCGTGTCGATCGCCGCGAATAGCCTTTACGTGTCGGTCTTTGGCGGAACGGACGTTGACGTCGCGACGGCTATCTGGCTGAAGAAACCGCCCGGCTGCGCGTATACCGGCACGACCAGCGTCGTCATTTCCGATACCAATAGCGGCTATTTGACGCCGCCGACATATACCGTCAGTTTCGACCGGGCTGCCGCTACCGCCGTTAACTTCGACGTGGAAATTGCGACCGGGCCCGGCGTCCCCGGCGATGCGGGGATCCAGATCGAGGCGGCTATTGCCGAGGTTTTCCCGTCGATCGCGCGGATCGGCCAATCGGTCTATGCGTCGTCGTTCACTTGCGCCATCGCCGCGCTCGGGCCATGGGTCCGGTTGCTATCGATCGAAGTCGGCGGCGCGGCAGTCCAGACGATCGACATTGATCAGATCCCGGCGCTCGGGACCGTAACGGTACTCGTCACGTGACCGCCGAATTTCCCGTTGCGGTCGTTCCGCTAGGGTCGGTTTTTTACGATCCATCGGCCCAGGACGACCGGACTTTTTTTGACGTCAATCTGACCGTGCTTTCGCAATATGCGAACAGCCCCGTCATACTCAACGTCATTCAGTATTTTTCGAACTGGCTGGACCTCGGCAACCGGTTTGGTGAATTTTACTCATTGGTCTGGAATATCGACACCGCGGTCGGTCACGGTCTGGACGTCTGGGGCCGCATCCTCGGCGTGTCGCGCGTGTTGCAGGTTCCGTCGGGCGAATATTTGGGATTCGAACAGCAAGCCGAGGCGCTGACTTTCGGTCACGGCATTTTGTTTCGCGGGATCAGCCTGACCGACAGTTCGTCGTTGACGGACGATGCGTACCGCGTGCTGTTGATGGCGAAAGCCGCGCTCAACATTACCGATGCATCCGCCCCGTCGATCAATCGGATTTTGTTGGCCCTTTTCGGCGACGGGTATGTTAGGGATAATCTGGACATGACGATGACCTATGTTTTTTCGGTTCCGCTGGACCCGGTGCAGACGTCGATCGTTTTTAATTCGGGTGTATTGCCTCGCCCCTGCGGCGTTCTGGCAACGGTGGAGACGGTCTGATGAACCTTAGCGACATTCCGGCCTGGTTCGCCAAGCGGTTCGCGGCGGACGCGACCGGCACGTATGTTCGAACCATTCCGACAACGACGGCCGATCCAGCAGCCGCCTCCTTGTCGCTCGGTTTCCCGCCCAATACGTTCGCCGATATTGGCGCGGGCGGCATCCCACCGGACGGACGGGATTTTAACGGCATCCTCAATCAACTGTCCGCCTGGTCGCAATGGGCCGGCGTGGGCGGCGCCGCCCCATGGTCGAGTCCGATCAGTGTGGCGGCGGGCGGCTATCCGCTCGGCGCGATCGTGCTGTCGAATACGGTTACGGGACGCCTCTATCAGTCGCAAGTCAATGCGAACGTCACGAACCCCGATACGGGCGGTGCGGGTTGGGCGATTCTCGTCGACAAAGCGGCCACGCCGTCCGATATTGCGGCCGGCACGAGCAACGAACTGGTCGTCACGCCGTCGGGCTTGTCGTCGAGCGGATATGATCGAGTCATCGCCCAAAGCCTGATTGCCAACGGCGGTTTCCGCGTATTTGGCAGCGGCTTTAAGGAATGTTGGGGCTCTGTGACGCTCGGCTCCGGTGGGTCGTCAGTCGTGCCGCTCCCTACCGCGCATTCCAGCTGGTTCCGGGTGACGCTCGGTACGCAAATCAAAAATACGTCCGACGCGCAGGATAATACGGGTCTGATCGCCTGGACAGGCGTGTCGAGCTTCACGCTCAAGAACAACGAAAATATCTCGCTCCGCATCGACTGGTCGACTCGGGGGGTTTGACCCTAATATGAAGGATCGGAATGACATGACTCATCAGGAACATGCCGACCGGGTACGCAAATGCCTCGAGGCGGTCGAGACGACGAATCGCGCTCATCATCGGGCAATCCTACGGCTGCATAAGGCGTTGGCCGGCTATGCGACCGAGCACGGCGCCGCTGCAGGGATCGGTGACGAAAATATCGTGCTTGCCGCCGCGCCGAAGAACCCGCCGGATAATAACTGATGTTCGATCTCGGCATTCTCATCACGGGGGCCGCCGCCGGATTGGCATTCGTGCCGCAGCGCGGGAAATGGCTTCGTCATCTATTGGTGATCTCCTGGGTCGGCACGGCGGTCGCCGCTGCGGTCGGTGTTTCCATGTCGGGCATCGTTTTCATGATTGCCATGTTCGATCTGATCATCGCAGGGGCGGCGGTGACGATCGCGACGAATGACCCCGACCGCGTGGACGCGCGTTTCGTCGGAGGGCTATCGATGGCGCTCATGCCCCTTCATTGGGTCATGGCGTGGAGCCAGGGAAACGCAAGCTGGTTGCTTTATGCGTCGGCCTGCAATGGGGTTTTCGTAATTCAATGCCTGACGGTCGGGGGATGGTTAGATGGGGTGGGCCGGGGCCTTGGTCGTTTCTTCCATAGGTTTCGTCTTGTTCGTCCTTTACGCAACGGGCGCCGATAGATGGACACGTCTCAGGTCGATCCTGCGTGGCTGGTTCATGCGAAACTAGCCTTTGCGGCCTTCTGTGGCGGGATGACTCGTCTCTTGTTCCGGCCAGCCGCCTCGTTTCTCAAGACGATCTGGCTACTGTTCGGCTGCGTGACTTGCGGCTATTATGGGACGCCGGTCGTAATGCGCTGGCTTGAACTCGATGAGGCTTATGTCGGGGCGCTCGGCGCGGCGATCGGTTTCATCGGTCTGTCGCTGGCCGAAGCGGCTTTGCGGTCGGCCGATAAACTGGACGTACGCGACTGGCTACGGACAATATTGCTTAGGAGGGCAGAATGACCAACCTAGCCGATATTCAGCGCCGAGTCGGCGTCACGCCCGACGGCAAGTGGGGGCCGAATACGGCAGCGGCCATTGCGAAGGCTTTGGGCATGGACGTGCCGCGCGCGCGGACGATGCGCGACCCTGCCGCATTCTTCGCCGCTGTTCGGAAAGTGACCAGTCCGCTTAACCAGACGCAAGTCGACACGATTACAGCTTTCCTGTCGTCCGCCGCTCACTGGCCGCTTTCGTGGCTGGCCTATGGTCTGGCGACGGCCTGGCATGAAGCGCGGTTCGAACCGGTCGAAGAGATTGGCCGGGGCCGCGGCAAGCGATACGCGAACCCCGGCGCGCGATCGGACGGCACGATCGGTCCGAAATATGGCGGCGATGCACCGTACGGTCGCGGCCTCGTTCAAAATACGTGGGTCGATAACTATGAATGGCTGGACAAAGCGGCGAGCGCCGCCGGTCTGATCCAGCCGGGCGAGTTGCTGGCCGATTTCGACTTGGCGCTACGTCCGGACATTGCCGTTTTCGCCTTGGTTAAAGGAATGGAGGACGGCGCGTTCACTACCCGCAGTCTCGCGACTTACCTGCCCGGCGAGCGCGGGACGTTCCCGCAGTTCGAACAGGCGCGGCGCATCATCAACGGCACGGATCGTGCGGCGCTGATTGCTGGTTATGCGGTCAATTTTCAGGATGCCGGATCGGCGGGAGGATGGGCATGACGGCAAAGCGCGACCTAATGCGGGGCGGCCTGGCCATCCTATTGCTATTATCGTTCCAGCTATGTTTGGCGGCCCTGTTCAAATTTCAGGTGCCCGAATCCAACCGGGATATGGTCATCTATATGCTCGGGCAGCTTTCCGGTATGGTAACGACCGCGCTGGCGTTTTATTTCGCCACGTCCAAGTCGTCGAGCGACAAAAACGCCGTGATGACCGCGCTGGTCGATGCGCCTAAAGACGTCCATATCAACAATACCGCCGCCGACCCCGTGCCGACGACGGAAGGAGATGACCCATGATCAGTCTGATCGCGACGTACCTCATGACGAAAACGAGTCTCGGCCCGAAAGCGGCTAAGTTGGCGTCGTGGGGCGTGCTGCTCGTAATCGCGGGTCTGCTCGTCGGCGGCGCGTTGCTCTGGTTTAACGATACCGTTGACGATGCGCGAGACGAAGGCGTTACGCAGGGAGCCACGGCCGAGCGGGTCGAGGCGCAAGGAAAGGTGATTGAAAATGTCCAGAAAACCAACGCGACTCGCGCGGCTGCTCGCGATCCCGGTTCTTGCGTCGCTTACCGCGAGTGCCTGCGGTCGGCACGAACCGCCGCGAACTGTGTCCGATACCTGCCTGACGATGAAGCTTGTCCGGTTCAGCCCGGCGCCAGCGGCGGGCGCTGACGACCCCGGCAACACATTCGACACCGACGAGACGGTTGCCGACCTGATCGAACAGAATGCGGCGTGGCGAGCTATTTGCGAAGCGACTCGCTAATCCAACGGTACGAACGGCTGATTGCCCGCGACGTAAAGAGGGTGGCGGGGATGGCCGTCTTTTGTCGTACCGAGACAGACGAGATTAGCGCCCCATCCTTTCGCGGACGTCTTGATCATTTCGGCCCGCCCCATATGTGAGCCGTGGGCGCCCCATGCCGCCAGTACCGACATATCGGTCATTCCGGCGACCATGAATATTTCGCCCAACACGGCATTGCCTTCGGGTCCAAAAGGATCGGCCGCGGCTTTCATGTCGTCCGGCGACGTGGCGCGAAAAGCGAACAAATTGACGACGCGAATCCCGCCAAACCCTTCCCGCTTGGCGAACGCCATGCAGCGTCGGATAGTCGGGTCGTCGTTGTCGGCATCGGCCGTCGAGGGGTTCAACATAACGATCGGCAAGGTCCGCAGCGACCGGTCCCAGACGCGCAACAGCCAATAGCGGTATTGCCCGCACGGTGAAATTTCCGCAGCTTTAAGCATCAGCGCAGCCCCCGTACGATCAGGACGATGTTGCCTGCCAGAAACAAAGCCGAACCGATCGCGAAAAGCACGGCGGGCAGAACGTCGATTAGTTTGGTCATACCCTTAGCCCTTCCTATATCGCCGGCCATTCCACCCGCCAGCGGCCCGAATCGGCCAGCCTTCAAGTTCGGGCGGCATGATCGACAGCAAATGCTCGATTTCCTGCACGTGCGGATCCAGCCCGTCGACCGGCGGCAGACCGAGCGTCAGCGGCTTGTCGATCGGTATTTCCGATACGTTCTCGTCATAGACCGACAGTACGAGCGGATAGCCGTGCGCGGCCATCAGCTTCGCGCCGAACCGCTGGATATCGACCTCGACGCCCATGACGGCATTCTCGGTCAGTCGGCCGCCCCAAGTTCCCATGCGTGTCCAGCCGCGCGCCCCGTAATTGGGGTTCGTGTTCCACGTCATGTAACTGATCGCTAGTTCGTCCGGATTGCGTGCAGAGGGCGTCAGGCGCGGTTCGTGATAGCGGAGCGGCCGGCGATGACCGTCGCAGGGCGGCAAGAGCATTTCGAGACAATCGGCCGCCTGGTCGTAAATGAAGCCGATCCCGCGGTAATCGAAATATTCGCCGGGGCTCTGGACCGCAGCAATAAACTTGCCTTCCAGCCCGAACAGTTCGGCGCGCTCGCGGCGCCACGGCGGACCGCGCCACTGGCCACCCCACATTTCGACAATGGCGGGAGACGCGGCGCGCCATGCGAGAATTTGCGCTTTGATCACGTCGTCCGGTTCGTCCGACCCGAACGCGCGGTACGAGCCGATCCAGCCTTGGAATCCGCAAGCCAATTCCGAAACCTTACCTATGTACTGACGGTCCGGATGGTGATCGCCGTGCTGCTCGAAATAATCGAGATAAAATTGCAGTGGCTTGCCGGTTATCTTGCTCGCGCCGAGCAGATAAATCGGATCGTTCCGCGTGAACGCATCGATCCGCCATTGCTCGCCGGACAGGCACGCCAGCACGACGGCTTGCAGACTGCTATAGTCGGTCGATACGAGCGTCTTGCCTTCCCCGGCGACGAACAGTCCCCGCACGCAGCCCTGAATGGCCGTCATGGCGTCCCCGAAATAATGTTCGACCATATCAAGCGAGCCGAGCGACATGATTTCGAGTACCGGGTCGACCATCGGCGGTTGCCACGACGCGCGCGGCTCGGGCGGCTGGATCTCGCCGCACCATGGGCACGTCGGCGCGGGCAGCGACGGCTTGCCGCACGCGCACGTCGCGAGCTTGGGGCCAGCCTTCGGCAAGTTCAGCGGCTGGACGTCGGCGCCGGTCGGCCGGCCGGGCCGCGTGCCGTGATGGATAACCATGTCTTTCAGGCGGCTATCGGACGTCAGACGGTTGAACAGACCATAGGTCTTTTTGACGCTCGCCGAGCCGGTTCGCTCGCGCAGTTCCAGCACGCGGCGAGGAATGCCGGTAATGTCGGGCCGCGCGAGCAGGTCGGCCATATGCTCGGCGTCGAGACTGTCCGTACGGATGCCGAAAGCGGACAGCCAGCCCTTGAGCTTGTCCAGCTGCGTGACGTTAAAACCGGTCAGATCGCGGCATTCCTGCCCGTACCGCTCGAGCACTTGGTTCAGGATATTGATGCACGCCGCCGCGCCCTCGCGGTCGACGGCCATCCCAAGCGTGTTTTGCGCCAGGGTCATCTGCCAAGCCGCCAACTCCATGTCGGACAGGGGCGGCAGTCGTTCCATCGCGGCCATCTCGGTCCGCACGTCCTGATCGCAATATTCGCACAGTCGCTCAAAGTCCTCGGGGTCGTCGTGCGGATAGATACGGCGGGCGGGCTGGTCGGGCCGTTTGACGGCGCCAGTTTTCTTGTCGATCAGACCGACGATCGGTTGCTGCGGAATGCAGAATTTTTTGATCAGCCGGTCGCCTTCTTTGTCCTTTTTCTCGGACAGGCCCAGCACGTCGCCGAGATTGGCCAGCGCGCCGGGACGTTGGGCGACTAATGCCGTCGCCATCGAACAACGCCATTTCGAGCGGTCTGGCACGACCCATCCGTGTTGCGGTCCGGCAATCTTTTCGACCCAGGACAACTCAAAGAACGCATTGTGCGCTTCGATCGGCGCGTCCGGATCGGACAGGTGGTTCATTAAGTCCCACGGCAGCGTCTGGCCGGGGCGCCACCGACGGATACCGCGCTGGTCGACCAGATCGTACGAGACGGTCAAAATCTCGGTCGTGGGATGCTCGCAGTAAACCGCCGCCCCGACCGCACTAATGCCGGGGGTCTTGGCACCTTCGGGGGCGACCCAACGGCCTAGCGGATATTTGTCGGTTGGCTGCTGCCATACGAAGCCCGCGGCGCTGTAAAGTTCGCCGTCAATTGTCGGTACGGGCATTATTTCGGCTCTATACGCGGGCGATCGTGATACCAATCAAGTCCTTGAACAATTTCGACGTCCGCCAAAATCTCGCCATCCTGTCCGAGCGTATATCCGCCGTCCTTATCGGACCATTCTTTCATGTTCAGATGCGAGACGAGCAAGCGAGGGGCGCTGCCTTCGCTAAACACGCGTGCGCCCATAACCTGCTTATACATGAAATATTTTTTCCGCCAGCGTGCACCCTGAAAATGAAAAACCTTCAGAATGTCGCCGACCATTATTTGGCGCCCCGTTTTGTCGTAAACTGCCAGTTGGTCGGTCACGTCGTCGGCTCCTTACAATCCGGGCAGACATGCTTCCCGCCCGCGCAGTACCAGCCGAGCCCGATCAGCCCGTGGTTGATAATCAGGTCGTCGGTCGGCGGGCTGACCGTCCCGCACTTGTCGCAACGGATGGTGACAAACTCGCCCTTATCGTCCCGCTCAACCATTGGTCAGCCCGCACCCGTGGTCGCGCGGCGCTTCGTGCGCCAGTCGCAATTCGGCCAGTTCGCGCCGCAACACGCCGTTTGCGCGGGCGAGCGACTCGGCCCGTTGGTTGGCGGCGTGAACGTCGACCGCATTGTCGGCGTGTTTGCCCGCGGTCAGTATGCCGCACAGCACGAAGCCGAGGCACGCGCCGATCGATAGGCAGATAAAATACCACATTGTCAGTCTCCCTGTAGTCTATGCGGGCGAGGCGCGACCAGCCCCGCCCGCGCGCAGCATCAGGCGATATAGCCGTGCTTGCGCAACTGGTCTTCGGTCCAGCCCGCTTTGATGAACGAGTCGTACGACTTGCCGCCGGCCTTGTCGGTCATTGTCGGACCGCTCGGCGGGGGCGGCGCGTCATCAGAAGGCGGCGGGGGTGCGGCGTCCTCGCGGTATCCGCTGTACGGCTGGTCAGCCGAACCGCCCGAGGCAGTCCCCGAGCCGGCCGTCCCAGCTGCACCATTGCCAGCCACGCCCGCATGGGCAGAATTGGCCGTTCCGGAGGCCGGGGGGTTTCCCCCGCGCGCGCCGAGCGCCGCGTCCGCGTTGACCGCGCTGGCGACGACGATCCGTTCGCCTTCCTGCTCAAACGACACGATATCGACGTTCAGATACATGCCGGGGCTCTGCGTAGATTGGTTGCTGCTCGTGTCGCCCGAGATGGTCACATAGTCGCCCGGTTTGATCTGGCGACCGTGCGGCGTCATGTCGACCCAGCCGTTATTCCATTCGACGACGCGCGGCGCAAAGCCATTGCTGACCTTGATCACCCAGCACCCGGCCCAGCCGTCCTTGGCGCTGTTCGGCTTTCCATCCTCGTCGAACCCGTCGCCATCGATAATTTTGTTCGCAAACTTGGGCGACGAGCAATCTGCGGGCAGGCTGGCCGGGAACGACAGACCGGCGGGCCGCTGATAGTTCGGCTGGAAAATGTTCGGCCACGCGCCTCGCGCCGCCGCGTCCAGCTTGGCTTTTTCTTCCTCGTACGACGGGTTGCCGGGGATGACAAACCGCTTGGCCGGATCCTTCGGTACGGCGACGGCGAGGAAGAACGGGCAGTCCGGCTGGCCGTCCTTGCGGAATTTGAGCGCGCCGGTCGCATCCTTGCGCTGCGGCCCGGCTTTGTGGGGATCGCCCTGGACCAGTCGGCCCGTGAACGTAAAGCGTGTCATATTGATAATACTCCTTATTCTTCCAGACCAAGAGCGGCCATATATGTGGACAGAACGGCTTGCATCTCGCGCCGATCGGCGGCGGGCATTTTGCGAATGCGGACGATCTGCCGCATGATGCGCGGATCATAGCCCTGCGACTTCGCTTCGCTGTAGGTGTCGCGAATATCGTCCGCGATGCCCTTTTTCTCGGACTCAAGCCGTTCGACCCGTTCGATGAAAAGGCGCAACTGGTCGTCGCTGCTATTGTGGCCAACCTCGGTCAATTAACGTCTCCCTAATATCTTGGATGCCGACGAATCGTCCACTCGCAGGAGCTTCCGACTCGGTTCGTTCCGTCGGGTGTAGGGGGTAATGACCGACCCGTCAACACCCTGTTTGATGCACTGCGAAGGGGTCGGCAAAGCCACGCCGGGCTGCACGTCCACGCCGAACATGGCGACGATGCTGGCCGCTTCGGCTTGCCGGTCTTTCTCCCACGTCAGGCGCGGTTGGGTCCATCCAAGCGAATGGAACGGGACGGACTCGCCGCGCCCCTGGAGCGCCATGATCTGCGCGTCCAGCGCGGACAGGCGGGCTTTCACGAAGTCCATCGCTTCGGCCATCACCTTCGCTTCCACGCCGAGCGCGCGGGCGTCCATACCGGCAGACCCTTGGCCCATGATGACGTCCAGTGCCGCGCCGCCTGCCCGCTGGTTCGCCGGACAATCCCATTGCGCTCGACAATCCCGGCAGTGCGGCCCGGTTCGCAGTTGAGCGTCGGGCTGCATGGCCGCATGGGCCGCGACGGACAGGGCTTCGATCAGCGGCGCGAGCTCGGCGCCCGTCACGAACCATTCGCGCAGCGTGCCGCCCAATTCGTCCCGCTCGAAACACCGCGGCTGGGCGATCGTTAGTGTGAACGACCAGTCCCGCCAGTCGTTGATCTGTGCGTCCTCGATCGCGCAGGCCGCATAGTTGATCATTTGCCAGTTGCGATAGGCGTCGACGAACCGATGGCCGTATTTAAAATCCCAAATATGGACCGTCTTGCGGCTATGCTGGACGAACAGGGCGTCGGGCGTCCCGTCATTCTCCGGATGGATGAGCGCGCGGGCAGCGATGCGCTGTTCGATCTCGTAATAGTCGCCAGGCTCGCAGCCCTTGAGCGTGTCGTTCACGTCCTCGACCAGTTCCTTGATCGCCTCGCGCATCTCGTCATTGATCGCCACGCCGTTCGGGGCGACCGCATCGGCCGGCACCGTCAGCTTTAGCAGCGTCTGGGCGAGCAGCCAGTGCGCGGCGTCCCCCTCGCGCGACTCTTCGGTCGGTTCCTGCTCGGGCTGACGGGCTTCCATGGCGACCGACCCGGCGCAACCGTCCGGTCCCCAGCGATCGGCGCCGGACGGGGCTAGGATGGCGTGTTCGTTGGCCGGACGGTTAGACATGGTGTAATCTCCATCAAAACGATATCGCTTACGGCGAAACCTGCGTTTACCGCCATTGCCGACTGCACGGCTTTCCCCCGCGCCTCGTCTTCGGATTCTGCAGAAACGACGCTCAATCGGAGGATCATTTCGGTACGGTCGACATGTTCTTTTTGCATGTTCAGGGCGACGGCCCAACGACGAGTCATTGCCCGTCCTTCCGAAATACGAAGCTGGGCGAACCGCTCGCAGCTTCCAGTATTTGCAGCAGCGCCCAGCCCTCGAGCCGTTCCATCGCGTCCAGATAAACGGTCAGATGGGCGAGCGAAGGCCGAAAGCCCTTGCCGATCGCATAGCGCCCGTTGACCGTCCAATCGGTGAACGCGCGGATGGGCGACTCGTGCGTGAAGCCGTCCGGGGTCGGCGCGGCGTAAAGCTGCTCGCGGGGCTGTTCGACGTCGTAATTGGGGATGCCGGTCATCGTATCGTCTCCCTGTGACGAAAAGGAACAGGTCGGCCAT